AAAGGTGTTAGTCGGGAATGTAAAGAGTCCTCTCGCATAAGCAGCTATTGAGTTGCTTGGTTGCGAGGCGAAGCCTACACATAACGCTACACCACTTGAGGTTGTCGCGGTTACCCCTTCCTTCGATCTGCCATTGGTTGTAGAACCAGCAGTTGTAGAAAGAGTATATTTAGAGCCGATGAAGCTTACTGCTGGTGTTCCAGCTGTAAATTGAGCTTCGTAAACGATCGCGGGATCGTTATAAACGAGAGCTTCTGCATCGTCTCCGCCTAGGGTAGCTGTGTTAGCAGTCCAAACTTTCGAAAAAGTTGGGGTGCCGTCAGTAGCTGTATAGTATACTCCGTAAAATACGCCTATAGGGGTACCAGTCGCCGTGCCTTGAATGACATAACCGCTAGATAAGTTAACTACATCACCTGAAAAGATTGATGCGTTAGTTGCACTTGCGATTCTCATTTTAGCAGGACGAATAACACCACCGTACATATGATATGCGGGAGTAAAACCATCTGGTTTATCTGTATTAGCCATTATTTTCTCCTTTGTCTATATACATTGTTATTATTAATTACTTTTTGCATTGGTAGGTTTACTACCAAAGGCGACTTTAGAAGTCCTTTGGATGTCTCCATCTCTAATAGGCATTCTAGCATCGCTTTCTCGCATATAGTTCTGGTCGACACCTTGCATGGCAGAATCTGCTTGATCTTTAAAATAAGCATTTCTTTCAGATGCGGTCTCAACAGGTACTTTAGCGAGAATTAATCCTCCGACTCCGATTACTCCTGTGTTACTACCACTATCAATAGTTGGGGCTTGAAAATCAGGATAATCTTCTGCTCTCACAGGTTCATATCCTTCTCTAATACGTTTAGACATATTAGATTTATCATCAATTCCTCTAGTAGCTTCACGAATCCACCTAAATTGATATCCAGGAGGAGGTGTGGGTGCGTCTAACATAGACGGGGGAGCCCAAGGTTTTCTGCGAGTTTGAGAGTCTCGTGTCTCTGCAGATCGTGAGTTACGATCAGTGGTGGTGACGTCTGTTTTATTATCTTCTGTCATTTTATACTCCTTCGATATGCTTAGCATATTCTTCTAGCGGCACATTCAGTCTTTTAGCTATTGCTACCTGACTGGGTGATAACCTTATTATGCGTGATGATTTTTTACCACTAGCCCCTCGGCTAGAAGCAGCAACCTGTTGCACGGGGGCAGATCGCTCGTTAGAAAACTTGTGTGGGAAATTTTCAGCTAAACGTTTGTCAACTTGCACATAGTAATTATCAGATGTTGGGTCTACCCCTTCTTCTACTAATTCTTTATGTATTCCGAATGCTGCAAATGTCATTGCTTGGTCATCTCCAAACCATGTATTCTTTTCAGCCCATTTTTCAGCTTTAGGATCAGGTCCTGCAGCTTGTTGTGGCTGTAAAGTCGGTTGATAAGCTTGCACAGGAACTTCCTGTGCTTGAGACCTTTCTCTAATTTGTTGCTGAGCTGATAACCTTCGAAGGTTTTCTGCTTCAGCAGCAGCACGAGAAAGGATAGTGGTTGCTTCTACAACCGCGTCGCTATCTCCTGCTTCTTGAGCATCTTTTAAAAGTCTCTGTGCTCCTTCCATTTGAGATTGTACCCTGTTATCGTACTCTTTGAAAAGGGAAGAATCAGAATTCTTTAACTTTTCTTTTAATTGAACGGTGGTTTGATTAACGCTTTGAGCATAATGTATAGTTTCATCTCGCTGTCTTTCGGCTTCTCGCATCTTATACGTTAATTTATCTATACGCTTTTGTACTGCATCAGATATTTCATCTAATTCAGCTTTTACACTTGGTTGTACTACTTCATCTTTAATTGAATCATCTACATCTGCCGCGTGTATATCAACTTCCCCTTCGGGTAATACTAATTCTATTTTTTCTTCTTGTATTTCTACTTCTTTATTTTGCATGAGTCCTCCTCAAGTTTTATTATGATAAAATTGCTTCTGGGTCATCGATACAAGCTAAAATCTCATCGTCATTAAGAAGACGCATATCGCCACCTTCCATCTGAAAACGAGCTCCAGCATACCTACCGAAAATAACCCAATCACCTTCCTTACACCAAGGTCCCTCGGGGAACTTATGCATATCACTATAGGCGTCTGGTCCCAAAGCTACAACATAACCAACAACGGTTGCTAACCTTTCCTTATCAACAGTTGATTTAGCTAAGTGAATTCCACCTTTAGTCACAGCGGACTGGGTGAAAGGTAATATTAAAATTCGATACCCCGTTGGACGTGGTAACGAACCTGCATGAGAGCCTATGTTTTCAGGAGTAATTGTTGGTTCTTCTGCTATACGAGCAGCAGCACCATTACTACCAAAATTATCGACTCTATCTGGAACAGTTGTGTTGACTTTAGTCATTTGCATCCTCCATATTAGAATGTAAGGTTTGAATTTCCTGTTCAGAAAAACTCAAACCTGCTATTTCACCGACGATCCTTTGGTATTGTTCAAAATTCTCAATACTTCCAGAAGCCAATGTTTGCATGAGAGCTTCTTTTCTCCCACGATATTTACGAAGCAAGTGCTCCGTTGCTAAGATATAGTCCATTAATTACTTAATTGAACGATACCAAAGAAGTCCTTTTGTTTGTCCGTATGCTGCTTTAACTTTAGCCTCTTCTGGCTTATCTAAAACTTTGCCTGCTACAACAGACTGGCTTTTAGTTGTGTCCTTCATTTTAGGATCACTAGGGGCAGCTCTATTTACTTTTTTAGAAGGTGACGGATAATCTCCGTTTCTATTGTCGTACATTATTTTTCTCCGTTTTGTTTTCTACTTTCCCTAACTGTTTTTACTAGTTCGGTGTAGTTCTTTTCAGCATCAGCTTTTGCTTTCAGCTCAAGTTCTTGTAAGTTTATAGCAGCTTTAGTATCTTGTACTCTTAAATCAGCTTCTATTTTCTCACGTTTAATTTGTGCGTCTAATTGTGCCTTAGTCATGGTGATTTCTGCGTTTCGCATATCCCCTTGTTCTTTTTGCATCAACTGCTCTTTTTCGAGTTGTAGTTGTTGTTCGAACATTTGACGTTGTGGGTCTTGTTGTGCTGCCGCTTGGGCTTGTGCCATCGCTTGTGCTTGACCTGTAACTTGTTGCGTAGCTTGTGCTGCCATCATAGCTATTTGGTTCATCACTTCTGGAGGCATTTGCCCGTCATCCATTTGAGGCAACGGTTGACCCATCGCTTGTTCTATTTGTAATTTATACAACATCGCTTGGTGTTCTTGAATATTTGCATTAATCGCTTGTGATGCTACGGGGTTACTTTGAACCATTGGGTTTTGTAAAAAAGCACTATGGGAAGCTATATACGCTTCATGGTTTTGGAACTCATACCCTTTAATCGGATTACCTGTTAACACCATCTGTTGTTCACTAATGGGGTCACGTGCAGGTACTTCTTGTTCAGGGGGAAGTAAGGCATCAATATCTTTAATATTTAAAGCAATATACATTTTACGATAAGATTCACGTAAATCATGTAATTGTGGTGCGGCTTGTGCCATTTGTAACTGGGTTTGAGCTAAAGTAATTCTTTGCGTCATACTGAAGATATTTGGGTCAGAAACAGGTATAACGTCTACAGAACTATCGAAATCTTCCTTAAAGACGTTTTGAGACGCCCCTTGGACTTGATAAGGGTATTCGGGGGGTAAAAACTCACCAAAGACTCTTTTTAAGATTTTAAACTCACATCTTTGTGCATAATGCAATCTTTTGTGGATCGCGGACATAACTCTTTGTCCTTTTTCCATTAACGCAACGGTTGTTCCTACAGGGGCTTCGGAATTACCATCTCCTGTTGGATCTTCTACGGTTGCTGCAAATCTTTTACCTGAATCAACTAAAGCCCCTAATAAGGTAGCTAATGTACCACTTGGTTCTTTGTATGGCAGAGGTAAAAACGCATCTTGAAGTCTTCCTCCAGGAGCATCGACATCTCGCCATTCTCCAGGTTGTAACGGATCGTCATGACGCTGAATATTCAGTCCTCTTGCTTTAAATCCTGCAGGTAAGTTAGATAAAGTTCCTGCATCAATCAACTGACGTAAAATAGACGTAACTGATCTAGTTAAGCCGCCCATCATATGAATTAAACCGAAACCATAAAACCCTAAACCTGGAAGGAATTTATAATGAGTAAAATATTCAATTTTTTTACGCATTGGGTCGTTTTCATTGTAATTAGGTCTAATTGCTAAAATTTTATTGTTGTCTTTGCAGATTGTAACGATATAGGGTAACGCTAACCCTGTTTCTTCGCCATTAGCCCCAACATCTTCGTACCCTTCGAGGTCTAAGTTGACGTGCATCTCTAAAAGAGTGAATTCTTCGTCGCTAATCGTTCTAGTTAGTCCTTGAAGCTCCTCAATTTTATCATCTACCTTTGTTGTAGACGAACTATTAGAAGGAGACATCATATCGGTGTCTCTATAAAAACCTGAAAGCTGTAATTTACGTAATTCGTTCTCGTTCATATGAATTACGTGTGTAATTCGTGGGGTTGTAAGTAAATCTACTGCGTAATAAGGAACAACAAGGTGTTCTGACTTAACAAAACGTGCCGTTGCACGTCCTAACCCAGGATCGTAGTAAACTTTTTTAAAGGCGGACCCTGATAACGGAAGATAAAACAATAATTGATCCATTTCTGGATCGTATTCTTCCATTTTGTAGGTAATTTGGTAATTCATAAAGTTTTTAACACGATTTGCTTTTTCTAACTTAGCGTTATCGGTAATTCCTAAAACTTCGGTATCAACAGGTCCCCCTGCGGGTAACATTTCTTTGTAAGCTTGGGCTTGAAATTGGGTAACGGCTTCTGCGAGAATCGGATGATGAACTCCTGAAGCTCCAATAAAAGGTTGTGATCTAGGTTTAGAGTTTATTCCTAATAAATCTAACCCTTCGGCGTACGTTTGAAACCAATCCTCTCTAGATTCTAAATCATCTTCGTAAGACGAGACTAATTCAGAAGCAATAGTGTTTAATTCACGGTCGTTAAGAAACTCTGCTAAGTTTTCTCCAAACTTAGAAGGGGTTTCTTCTTCCATATCGCTGCCGCGAATAATTGAACCGTCAGGCTGAAGAAAAAGATCAGTTTCTTCTTCGGGTTGCTGTACTATTTCTAACTCAACAGGTCTCTGAGAGTTAGAAAGCATAGATAAAGGTTGTTTTTCAATAGCCATGGTAATACATCATAGTATGATTTTCATTAATAATAAACCCTTTCGCCATGAAAAGGTTCTTCTTCTTCAAAATAGTCGCTGCTAAGAGTTAAAAAGCCGCCTTCCCTAAACCTAGCTAAGGCTAAAGTTGTCGCATCAACTAAATCGTCGTTTTCTCCGTTAGGGAAATCGGAAATCTCATCCATCAGTTCTTCGCCCCAACGGTTTTCTGGAACCCAAACTCTCCCATCTTGAAAAATAGGTGAAACAGAATTTAATCTTGCAATTTTATCTTGTCCTTTTCCAGGACTAAAAGTGTTTACAGGGATACCCACTCTACGTAATTCTTGTACTAAAGGAATACCACTAGCTTTAGCTTCAA